CGCATGTCCCATCAAAGCTTAGAATCCCCCGGCTTTAGCCGTGGGGAGAAGTCAAGTGATTCAACGGGCGCTCAGCGCACTGGCCTCAGCGGGATTGGGCAGCGAGTCGCCGGCAGAGGCGTATGTGCTCGGCTACCAGGCCGGCTGGCGGGAAGCGCTCGACCTGTGCATACGAATCGAAACGGCAATCAACAACGAAACGGAGGAAACGAATGAGCATCATCAGCAGTGAAATCGAGGCGCAGAAGCAGCGTGACCCGTCGTACATCGACAGTGGCCTGCAGTGGGCGTGGGGACGAGGATACAAGGCCGGAGCGTCACGCGGAATCACCGAAGAGGAGATTGCCGCCGCCATGGCCGAAACCCGAAAGTTCATCACGCTCCCCGGCGCGTGGTTGGAGAACATCATCAGAATCGCGTTCGACGCGGCAAGAAGAAAGGCAATGGAGGAGTGAGCAGGCCACGCGCCCGTGAACGCAAACCAGCATGGCTTCGCGCGTTCATCCCGAAAACGAGTCCCCTCGTTGTCACCGTCTGCGAGGGGTGCGGCCTGTACGTCATCGAGGATCGGGAAACCGTGTGGGAGTCGTGGGATTACGGGTGTGTGGCGGGTGACGACCTGACCGTGGCGATAATCCTCGGCCGGCCGTTGACCCGCGTCACGTGGCTTCCCTCCGTCGGCCACCCGCTGCTCCGTAGCACCTGCGGAGATGCAGGCATCAGACCGGACGGCCAGTATCTGGCCATGCACATGTGTCATCTCGCCCGGATAAGCGTCAAACCGTTCAAACCGCCGAAACGGGAACGCCCGCCAGGCAAGCCATGGGGCGGGCCGAAACTGTCGAAGCAGGAGATAGCCGAATTCAAACGCATCTGGAATATGCCATACAGCCAGCTCAAGCATGAGAAAACCCCAGCCAACAAGGTCGGCCGAGGCAAGAAGCAAACACTATTCTAGCCGACCAGCCGGAAGGGGCTCAGCATGAACTGCCAGAACTGCAGGACGATGACCGAAGAGGGGTGTTCGCTGTGCGAGACGTGCGAGATGCGTTTCGCCGGCACATTATTGCGCTTGGCGCGTGATGTCACGCCGTTGCATGACAGCCTCGACGCGACATTGCATCCGGGAGGGCATTCGCCCGTGCGAATCCAGACCGCCACTCCCCCGACTCCAATCAGGCTCGACGTGCTCGACCTGATCGACATGCTCGACGCCACGGCCCGTGAACTATGGCGTTGCCTCGACGGCATCGACGCCTTGGACTGGCGCAAAGACAAACGCAACGAGGATCTGAAGGCCACGCTCATCGCATGCGCAGGCCACCCCAGGCTCGCCACGTTCGCGGACGCGGGCTTCTACATGCACGTCGTTGACGGCATCGCACGCAAAGTCGATGCTGCGCTGGACCCGCCGGAGCAACGCCGCGAAATCGGCACCTGCGAACTATGCGAGACCATGCTCACCGCTGGGGCAGCAGACCAGTGGGTGACATGCCCGGTCTGCGGGAGGGAACAGCGAGCGCAGACGGTTAAACTGCGTAGGCTCAAGACGTTGTGTTGGGATGATTCCAGGCGCGGGTCTGCGGCTGAGATAGCCAAGGTGTTCACGGACGCGGGAATCACCGTCAAAAGGCATACGCTCACCGTGTGGAAATCCCGAGGCAAGCTTGATGTCACGCCCCAAGGCATTTCATACAGCAGCGTCTACCGGCTCGTCATCAGTGGCGGACTTGACAAAGAGCTAACTGTGACCGCATAATGTCAGTGGATTAGTGTCGAAAAACCCAGCTCATGTGGCTGGGTTTTCGCGTATCTATGCTTTGTTCTTGCGTGGTCTCCCCCCTCCGACACCACGTCCCGGACGTTGAGCGTTCCATTCATCGATGGTCTCAGGCAACCAGCCCCGAGTGCGGCCTATGGTCGCGTCGGGTTCGGGGAGTTTGAGGTTGAGCAGGCCGCCGCTGGTGATGCCGAGGCGTTCGGCGACCTGTTTGACGCCGAGGTATTCAGTCGTCATTGTTGCCTTCCTTGCCGTTGATGATTCCGGCCGCAAGGCCCATGATTCCGGCCGCGAGACCGAAGCCGCCAGATACTATCGGGCTGTCGGATAGCGCGCCGCCCAAGGCCATGGCTCCGAACGTCAGGGCCACGATTCCGAAAATCAGTGATGTTCTCATGATGTGTTTCCGATGAGATAGGATTGGCGGGGAGGTTCCGGCTAGTAGGGTTAGCCGGAACCTGTTTTACTTCTTGTGCTTCGGTCTTCGTCTGATTGCGATGATTATGGCTATCGCGGCGAGGACGTTGGCGATGATGCCGTTGATGACATCGAACCAATCCTTTGGATTCATCGGACCTCCTTTCTGCTGACATATCTATAGTAACACAATAACTATAGATATGCAAGCCGGGGACACCAAGACACGCCAACGGACACAATGACTGCGAGGCATACATGAGCTGGCGAGTCTGCTCGACACCCGGATGCCCGAACCTCATCGAGACGCCGGCACGCAAATGCGACGCCTGCGCTCGGGCCCAGCGGGACCGCGCCCGTACCCGAGGCCATAACCCCTACGGCACCAAGGGGCACCAATCATTCCGCAGGCAAGTGCTCGCACGAGACCCATACTGCACATGCCCCGGCGACTCCGGACGCGGAGGCTGCGGCAAACACCACGGACTCTGCGGCAATCCAAGCACAATCGCAGACCATTACCCATACGAAAGAACCGAACTCATCGACATGCGACTCAACCCCAACGACCCGAAGTTCGGACGAGGCCTATGCAAACAATGCCACGATGTAAAAACCGGCAAAACAAGACCAGCAGGCTTCAACACCAGACAATAAACAGGAACACTGTGCATCACGACAAAAACAGCCGGCAACACCCCAGGGGGGGTGGGGTGACGACCACCCCGCTTGGACCGCCGGTGAGCTGTCTGTCGGGTGCGCAGGGTTCAAACATCGCTGGCGGGCCGCCGCGAGGGCGGTCCCGTCGATCTGTCGCTAGGGCGCAAGGCCATGACGAGAGGTGAACATCATGCCAAGTGGAGGCAAACGAGTACGCTCCGGGCCGGCCAAGGACCCGAACAGCGAGAAGAGCCGCAGACTCGGATACACATTGCAGAGCCTGCCGAACACCGAGTGCCGGATGAAGCCGCCGGAATGGCCCTTGGAGCCCGCCGATGACGAGCGCGTCCGCAAACTTGAGGCGGAGAAGTGGAAGTGGCTGTGGAAGCTGCCTCAGGCACGCGCCTGGCATCTGCCCCAGTTCAAGTGGATGATTCACGAACTGGCGTTGTACGCGCGGCTTTCCACCGCATGCGAGATCGCGCCGGCACCCACGGCGTTGACCGTGCTGCTGCGCATCTCCGACCGCGTCGGCATGAGCGCCGCCGGATTGCAGGCATTAGGCTGGAAAATCGAAGCGGAGGCCGAGCGGAAGCCAGTCGATTCGGAGTTCACGCGCCGCAGGGCCAAGGAGCTGAACCAGGAATCAGCCGCCGAACGCTCTCCCATGGACGAGACGAAGCATGTGTACCAGCGTCGGATGAGCGGCAATGGCTGACGAGGATTCATGGCTCATCGACTTCCCCACGTTGGGGCATCTGGTGTGCGCATGGATCGAACGTCACTGCCGGCAGCCTGACGGCCCGTTGCGAGGCCGTCCAGTGGTGCTGTCCGACTGGCAGTACTGGCTGGCGGCGAACCGTTGGCGCATCCGCGAGGACGCCCCATATGTGCCGCCCGAGGAAGTCACCGTCGACAACCCGATGGTACTCAACCAGGCATTCGAATACCGCATGACGCTGACCGTCGGACCGCAGAAATGGGGCAAGGGGCCATGCACGGCGTTCTTCACCGCCGCCGAGGGCTGCGGGCCCACCATCTTCGATGGCTGGGCGCGAGAAGGCGACATGTACCGTTGCGCTGACAACGGTTGTCCGTGCGGCTGGGAGTGGCCGTACAATCCGGGCGAGCCGAAAGGCCGTCGACATCCGTCGCCGCTCATCCAGCTGACCGCCAACTCCGAGGAACAGGTACGCAACATCTACCGTCCTCTCGTGGCGACGATCCTGCTGGGCCCGCTCAAGGAGCTCATGCGCGTGAGGGACACCTTCATCCGCATATTGCAACCGGGGCGCGAAGGCGAGGCCGACGCCTTGGACTTGGATCGCATCGACGTGGTCACCGCCTCCGCGAAATCCCGTCTGGGCAATCCGATCACGGACGCCGAACAGGACGAGGCCGGCCTGTACACGAAATCGAACGGCATGATAGCGGTCGCCACCACGCAGCGCCGAGGAGCCGCCGGCATGGGCGGCCGCACACATGCGTGGACGAACGCATGGGATCCGGGCGAGGACAGTTACGCGCAGCAGGTGTTCGAGAACGCCGAGGACGACGTGTTCGTGTTCTACCGGAACCCCGATCTCGCGAAATCATTGCGTCACCGCGACGGCCGGCCGTTGGACTTCAATCTGAAATCCGAACGCTTGAAGATGCTCGAATACGTGTACCGCGGCTCACCATGGGTCGACCTGAACTCCATCGAATCGGAAGCCAAGGCGCTGATGAAGACCGACCCTACCCAAGCGGAACGGTTCTTCGGGAACCGTCTGGTGCAAGGCGGCGGCGCATGGCTCGAAGACGGACTATGGGAGAGCTGCTATGCCGGCGCATGAACTCTGGCTGCCGAACCCGCCAAAAGGCACACGCGTATGCGCGGGCTTCGACGGTTCGGAGAACGACGACTGGACATGCATCAAGATGGAGACCCTCGACGGGCTGATATTCACACCCCGATACGGGCCCGACCGGCGTGCGACCATCTGGAACCCGAAACAATGGGGCGGGCGCATCCCCCGCGCCGAGGTATCCGCAGCATGGGCGGAACTCAACGAACGCTACAAGATAGAACGCGCCTACTGCGATCCCGGCTTCCGCGACGAACTGTCATGGGAATCGGAGATAGAGGCATGGGACAGGGCCTACGGGCCGAAGAAATTCCTACCGTGGAGCATGTCGGGCAGCTCCCGCATCGGAGCCGTCTACGAGGCATTGCGCCGATTCGAGGCCGACCTGACCACGCACCGCATCACGCAGGACGGCTGCCCCATCACCCGCACCCACATGATGAACGCGCGAAAGGTCGCCAAGACCCTGGAACGCTACGGGCTGGCGAAACCCCAACAGAACAGGAAAATAGACGCCGCCGTGACCAGCGTGCTCGCCCACGAAGCCGCATGCGACGCACGGGCCGCCGGCTGGGGCGCTCGCAAACACAATTACATGCTTACCGGATCATCGACCAGAAGGAGGTACTGATGGAATACAGCCAGCAGGAACTGTCCGCATTGGCGAACCGACTGGCCGATAAGATCCAGTTTCGCAGGCCCAACATCGGCACGCATACCGATTACGTGCTCGGCAAACGCGGCAAACTGAAGTTCGCGTCCAAGGAATTCAAGCGCTACATGAGCGACCGGTTCTCCGATTTCTCGGACAACTGGTGCCTCCCCGTGGCGCAGGCCCCGGTGGAACGCATCAAGTTCAAGGGCTTCGTCCCTTATGATGACGTGAAGCTCGGCACCGGCATCATGAAATGCCTCGACCGCAACGACTTCGAACGCGGACTTCAGGAAGCCGCGCTGATGATGACCACCACGGGCCGCGCGTTCGCTTTGGTCACGCAGGTCGACGGCAGGGCCCGCATCACGTTCGAGCACCCGGACAGCGCCGCAGTCATCTACGATGCGCGCACCGGCCAGCCGTCAGCCGGGTTCCTCATCCAGCAGGGCGACGACAAGGAGTACGGCACCCTCATGCTGCCCGGCTGGACGGTCAGCATGGAACGCAAGAAGATGCTCGATCTGACCGACCAGCGCGTGCCGCCCGACGTGTACGGCTGGAAGATGAATGACCCTCAGCCCACCGGTCTGGACACGATCCCCCTGCGCGAGTTCCGCAACCAGATGCTATTGGACAATGCGCCGATCAGCGACATCGCGCACGTCGAATCGATGCAGGACACGGTCAACGTCGTATGGGCCTACCTGCTGAACGCATTGGACTACGCCTCACTGCCGGCACGAGTCATCCTCGGCGGAGACCCGCTCGTCGAGCCCGTCTACAACGAGGAGGGACAGCAGGTCGGCGAGAAGCCCATCGAACTCGACAAGCAGGTGCTGGAGCGCATCTACCAGTTCACCGGCGACAACGTGAACCTGGGCGAATGGTCAAGCTCGAACCTGAACGTGTTCATCCCGGTCATCGAAAAAGCGGTGGAGCATATCGCCGCCGAAACACGCACCCCCGGCCATTACCTGCTGACGAACGCGGAGGTTCCGGCCACCGGCTACGAGGTCGCCGAAGCCGGCCTCGTATCCAAGACCATCGAACGCATCAGCTTCCTGAAATCCCCCATCCGCGACATCTGCAGCATCGCCATGCGCTACGAGAACGACGTGGCTGAGGCGGACATCATCGCCGACTCCAAGGTGCAGTTCGCGACCCCGCAGTATCGCAGCGAAACCCTGATGGCGGACGCGATGCTCAAATACAAGCAGCTCGGCTTCCCGATCCAATGGGTCGCGGAGCAGATGGGCCAAAGCTCGGACGAGGTGCAGCGCATCATGCGCATGCGCGCCGACGAGATGGCCGACCCCGAACTCGAATCGTTGAACCGTGCCCTGCAGATCGGAGGCGCTGATGGCGGTCGAATCTCAGGTGCTGGCCTACAGTCAGAAACGGCTGGCGACCTTGGAGCTGGCGGCGGACAGAGCCGCACGCAGAACGTGGAACAGGGTCGACGCCAATAACATCCAGGCGTCGTGGAAGTCGATAAGCCGCGACTTCCTCACCCTGTTCTCCACCATCCAAACCAAGTCCGCCGAAACGGCCATCGACGCGAGCGGCATGATGCTCGCCGAACAGGGCGTCTACATCACGCCACACGCCTTGGCCAACCCGAACGCATTCGCAGGCTGGGCTCCGTCCGGCCTCGACATCGCATCCTACTTCCAATCCCCCGTGTTCGCCGCCCTGCACGCGATACGCACCGGCAGCTCCCCGTTGGAGGCATTGGAATATGGGCGCAACCTGCTGGTAATGCTCACCTCTCTGGCCGTCATGGACACCGCCCGCCAGGCGGAGTCACTGGACATCACCAGCCGTCCCAAGGTCGGCTACATCCGCGTCGAATCCGCCACCTGCTGCGACAGGTGCATGCTGCTGGCCGGCAAATGGTTCCGCTTCAACGAGGGGTTCCTGCGCCACCCCCACTGCCACGGCCGCCACGTGCCCTGCAGCCAGGGCATGGCCAAACAACAGGGGTGGATCAGCGACCCCATGGAGGGTTTCAAAAGCCTCTCCCGTGAGGAGCAGGACAAGCGCTTCGGCGCGAATTACGCGCAGGCCATCCGCGACGGCGCCGACATCTACCAGGTCGTCAACTCGAAACGCGGCATGCAAAGGGTGGGAAAAGGCTATACGGCGCTGACCACCAGCGAGGGCACCACCCGATACGGGTGGGCCAACATGCAATACGCGCAACAGTCCGGCCGGAAAATGAAACGCCGCCTGTCCATCGACGGCATCTACTCGCTGACCGGAGGCGACCGGGAGAAGACCATAGCCGCGTTGAAGGCCAACGGCTACTACGTGGACAACGACTGGCGCGGCAAGGTGCCCGAGATCCGCAAAAGCATGTGGCTGCACGACAACACGTACCGGCAGGGGCGCGTCGAACTATTGGCCGCCGCCGAGAAGCGCGTTCAGACCGCGAAGCTCCGCTACGAGGCCGTATTGGAGGGCCGCAACCCCAACGATGGCCGCATGCCCCTCACCCCCGAAATCGCGGCCCAGTGCGAACGCGAATACCGCCGATGGGTCACCTCCGGCGGCCAGATTTTCCAGCAATGATTCAGCGAATCGAAAGGAAGAACATGGATCCCGCAAACCAGAACCAGCAGACAGGCGACAACGAGTCCAAGAAGCCGGGGAACACCGGCGGCGAGGATTGGCAGTCGAAGTTCGAAGGACAGCGGAAAGTCAACCGCGACCTCGAAAAGAAACTGAACGAAGCCTACGCCAAGGCCGACAAGGTCGACGAACTCGAAAAACAGATCGCCGCCCTGCAGGGCAAGGAAGCCGAATACGAGGCCGCCCGGAAGGAGCAGGCCGTCAAGGACGAGGCCCTTGCCGCCGCCAACCAGCGCATCCTCAAGGCCGAAGTCCGCGCCGCAGCCAGCGGCAAGCTCACCGACCCGGCCGACGCCCTGCGCTACCTCGACCTGTCCAAGTTCACCGTCACGGATGACGGAAGCGTGGACAGCCAGGCCATCGCCAATTCGATCGGCGAACTGCTGGAACAGAAACCTTATCTCGGGAAAGCCGAGCAAGCGCCCTCGGGTGCGAACATCACGCCGCCCAGCGGAACACGGGACGGCGACCGCCATCAGGGTCAGCTCACCCGAGACGACCTGAAAACCATGAGCCCCGCAGAAATCGTCAAAGCCCAACAGGACGGGCGACTGAAGGACCTGCTCGGAGCCAACTAAACGGAAGGAGGCCTTAAATGGCCATCACCAATTTCATTCCCGAACTGTGGAGCGCCAACATCCTGCTGGAACTCCAGAAGAACCTCGTCTACGGTTCCGCAGTGAACCGCGACTACGAGGGCGACATCGCCAACTACGGCGACACCGTGCACATCACCGGCATCGCGCACATCAGCGTCGGCGACTACACGGCCCACACCGACATCACCATCGAACCGGCCACAGACAAGGACGCCGGCGAACTCGTCATCAACCAGAGCAAGTACTTCGCGTTCGAAATCGACGACGTGGAGAAGCGCCAGGCCATGAACAACCTGACCGCCGTATACTCCCGGGACGCCGCCTACAAGCTGCGCGACCTGACCGACCAGTACCTGGCCGGCCTGATGGCAGCAGGCGCGAAGAGCAAGCTCGACCCGATTTCCGGCGCCACCGCCACCAAGGCGTACGACACCATCGTGGATCTGGCCACCGCATTGGATAAGCAGAGCGTGTCCGACGCGGGCCGTTGGGTCATCGTCACCCCGGACTTCTACGGTCTGCTGCGCAAGGACAGCCGTTTCGTCGCTGGCGCCGAGTCCGCTCATTCCACGCTGCTCAACGGAGTCGTCGGCGAGGCCGCGGGCATGACCATCCTCAAGTCCAACAACGCTCCCGCAGCCAAGGGCGGCTCCACCCAGTCTCCGACCGATGAGGGCAACGTCATCATCGCCGGCACCAACGCGGCCACCACGTTCGCGGAGCAGATCGCCAAGGTCGAGGCCACCCGCAAGGAGAAGGGCTTTGACGACATCGTCAAGGGCCTGCACCTGTACGGCGCGAAGGTCGTGCGCCCCGAAGCGCTGGCCACCGTACACTTCAAGGTGGGCAAGTGATGGCCGGCAGCTATGAGGCCATGCCCTACTTGGGCGAAGCCGAATAACCGCATAGGGGGTGACTCATGGACACGCTGGCAACGGTCAAGGACCTTGATTCATACGGCATCGAATACGCGGACGAAAAGCTCGCGGGCAAGCTGCTCGAATCGGTTTCCGCAGCGGTGCGCGACGCCGCCGGCTGCCCCATCACACGCGGCGAATACACGGTGACCATCCCCGGCGAAACCTCACGCAGGCTCGACCTGCCCATGCGCCCCGTGATTTCCGTGAGCCGCGTGCTCATGGACGGCGAGGAGACCGGGGATTGGAAGCTGCTCGGCAACGCGCTGTACAGGGAAAGCCTGTGGAGCCTGCCGAACATGGTCCCCTGTTCCGTCACCGTCACCATGCTCGCCGGCTATGACCCGGTTCCCCCGGACATCGTGCGCCTCGTGTGCAGCATGGTCGCAGCCGGACTCGTCCAGCAGTCGAACGGCGGCCCCGGCGCTCACCGCGACGAATCATACGCGCGAATCGATGACGTGCAGATCGGCTACCGTCAGGGCGACTCCGAGATCATCGACGCACTCGAACTGCCGGAGGGCACGAAACGAGCCCTCCGCAACAGGTTCGGCATGCGAGGCATCGCCATAGGGGTGTTCCGATGAACGTGCAGCATATCCTCAACCGAGGCCGACAGCTCGCCGAATCGTTGATGACCGACCAATGCCGCGTCACCCATATGGGCAAACCGGTCACCGACCCCGAAACGGGACTGGTGGAACCGGCTGCGAACACCGTGTATGAGGGCCGTTGCAAGGTGCAAACCTCGGGCGGTCTGGCTGCCGAGAACACGGAGGGCGGCATCGTCGAAGCGTTGGGTGCCGTCACCCCCGTGTGGAGCATGTACGTGCATTTACCCTACGGCACCATGGGTTTATTGCCGGGTGACGTGTGCGAGATAACCGAGGCCGATGACCCGAATCTCAAGGGGCGGAAGCTCAGGTTGTTGAACATGCAGTCCGAGAAGACACACTCCACCGCATGCCGGTGGAATGTGAAGGAGGTGGGCAACAGCAATGAGTGACGTGACAGTCGACGCTTCGGAGCTGACCGCGTTCGGCCGTCGTGTCGCCGCCGCGCACGCCATGGCTTCGGTCAAGGTCGCGCAGGCGGTGAAGAAGGGCGCGCAAAACGTCAAGGAAGGCGTCATCTCCGACCTGCAGACATCATCGAACTACGCGATCAGCCGTATCGGCATCGGCTACGAAATGGGCAGCACCGGCACCACCATTTATGCGGATGTGAGCCCCCGCGACGGCGGAGCTTCCGACTTGGCCAACATCGCGTTCTTCGGCACCGCGAAAGGCGGCGGAACCCACTGGTTTTACCAGTTCGCCGAACAGGAATTGCCCACGCTCGCCGAATACGTGGGAGACGCGGCCGACGACATGCTGATAGGAGCCATCGGATTATGAGCGTCATGGACCTGACCAATGCGGTTCTCGACCTGCTGCCCTCCATGCCATCCGGCGTGAAAATCTACCGGCAGGAGGAGCCGTTGGAGTCGGAGATGCCGCCGTGGATCATCGCGCGCGTCTCCACCGACCGTCATGTGGAGGCGGAGACGATGCGGTTCACCGCCCACTCCGCCCTGCTGGAGGTTCGCGCCGTCAGCACCACCGCCGACAGCGTGAACATCTGGTGCGACGACATGCTGATCCCCGCGTTGGCGAACCGCTCCCCCACCCGGCCGCCGGGCTACACGGTCGGCCAGCTCACCCTGTACGAGGATTCCGGCGCATACGCGGCCGGTCTGACCGCCGACGAAACCGCGCGCCGCTACCAGGTGCGCGTCCTCCGGTTCCGCTTCACGTGGAGCCGACCGTAATCAACCAATCATTTACCAAAAGTCTTCAAGGAGCACATTATGACCATGAAACTGGGTACAGAGATTCCCGGCACCAGTGCCGAGGGCAACATCACCACCATCTGGGTGCCGGAGATCAAGAACATCAAGGCCCCGACCATCATCGAGCTCGAGGCCGGCACCGACATCTCGAACTACGTCATGCTTGGCGGCTGGAGCTTCGACCCGTCGCAGGACACCGTGTCCGACCAGCGCGAGAACACCGTGCAGGACTTCGGGGCCCCCGGCCGCAAGAGCGCCGGCGACATCAGCATCGAGGTCATCGACAACACGAACACGGAGCACAAGGAACAGAACGAGGCCGTCACCCTCATGCACGAGGGCGCGTCCGGCTATATCGTGCGTCGCCGCGGCATGGCCACCGACGCGCCATTGGCCTCCGGCCAGAAGCTCACCGTCGTGAGCGTGAAGTGCGGCGAAAAGAAGGTCATCAACCCGGATGCGAACACCATGATCCGCAGTCAGATCCCGCTGTTCGCTCAGGCTCCCGGCTGGGAGTCCGAGACCGCCGTGCTGGCCGCAGCCTGACAAGTTCTTCCGTGCGGGGATTCTAAGCCTTTCTGGCCCCGCACAGGCATTCTCTCTTCTCTCTCTCAGAAAGGTTTTCAGACTTTCAGAAAGGGATAATCATGGCTTTGGAAGTGAAGCGCAAGCGCGTGGACGTCGACCTCATATTGGATCAGGAGAAGGCCGAACAGGTCGCCGCATTGGGAGCCGACCTGGAACGCGCCATGGCGCAGCATGTGACCGAGGGCGGCAACGCCGCCGCCAAACGCATCGCCGAACAAATCGACAGGCTGCGCGACGAGGTGAAGGACGACACCGTCCGCATCACCCTGGAGGCGCTGCCGCTCTCCCAGTGGCGTCAGGTACTCGAGGCGAACACCGTCACCGAGAACGGCGTACCGAAACAACACATCGAGGACATCTGCGCCGACGCCGTCAGACTCATGGTCAGGAAGACCGTGCCGGAAACCCCCGTGGAAGAGCTGGCCAACGTCATGACCGAACTGTCCGACGGCCAGATCAGCCCCATCTGGTACGCGATCCGTGACCTGAATGCGAAGCTCATCGACCCAAAAGACGCACTCGAATCAGCCTCGCGGATAATCCGCAGACGGTAAGGGAACTGCGAATCTGCCAGAAGCTCGGCATCAGCTACAAAAGGTGGCTTGGCTGGGAACCGTCGTATCGGGTGGAAAGGGACGGGCATAGGCGCATCACCGGCTACACGCCGGAAACCGAATGGGATGAGACCGAACGCGAATGGATGCTCGCACTCGACGAATACGAGCGCACGCTGTGTCCGCGCTGCGGTATGCCCGTCAGCATATGCCACGACGAGCTGGCCCCCACCAAATACGCGAGCGAGGTCGGCGTCTGTCAGATCGACCTGATGCGCCGCATCGGGCTCGAAGAATACCGCAAGGACCATTCCGCGGAATCCGCCACGAAACTTGACTCACTGACCGTGGGCATCAACCCACGATGATCCGACAGGAGGATATGCCATGGCCGGTGGCCTGAACCGCAACATCACTGTCCGCCTGCTCGCGGACACCAGCAATTTCACCGCCGGCATGGCCAAGGTGTCCGGCGAAAGCCAGAAGGCCGCGACCACCATGGAAGCCGCCGGAGGCAAATCGAAGCTCATCACCACCGGCATCGCGGCGGCCGGTGTCGCCGCCACCGCGCTGGGCGTGGCCGCTGTCAGGATGGCGGCGGACTTCGACGCCAGCATGTCGACGGTGCAGGCCAACACCGGAGCCAGCGCAGATGAGATGAATCAGCTCCGTCAGGCCGCCATCGACGCCGGCGCCGACACCATATACTCGGCCACCGAATCCGCCGACGCCATCAACGAACTCGGCAAAGCCGGCCTATCGACCTCGGATATTCTCTCCGGCGGTTTGAGCGGCGCGCTGAACCTCGCAGCGTCCGACGGCATGGCCGTAGGCGACGCCGCCGAACTCATGGCCACCACCCTCAAACAGTTCAACCTGACGGGCGCCGAATCCACTCAGGTGGCCGACGCGCTGGCGGCCGGCGCAGGCAAGGCCGTCGGTTCCGCCCATGACCTCGGCCTCGCATTGAATCAGGCGGGTCTGGTGGCCAACAGCATGGGCGTCAGCATGCAGGAGACCACCGGCACGCTCGCCGCGTTCGCCAACGCCGGCATGATAGGCAGTGACGCGGGCACCAGCCTCAAGACCATGCTCCAACGACTGGCCAGCCCCACCGACAAGGCGCAGACCCTCATGGACGAGCTCGGCATCAACGTGTACGACGCCAATGGCAAGTTCATCGGCCTTGCCGGTGCCGCAGGCCAATTGCAGAACGGTTTGAGCGGCCTGAGTCAACAGGAACGCAATGCCGCGCTCAACACCATCTTCGGAGCCGACGCGGTGCGAGCCGCGAACGTGCTCTACGAGCAGGGCGCGGAAGGCATCGACGACTGGACGAAAGCCGTCAGCCAATCCGGCTACGCCGCGGACCTCGCCGCCAAGAAGAACGACAACCTGAAAGGCGATCTGGAGAATCTGAGCGGCTCTTTCGAATCCCTCATGATCTCTTTGGGCGAGGGAGGTCAGGGACCATTGCGCTCCCTCGTGCAGACACTCGACACCCTTGTTGACGGTTTCGCGTCATTGCCTGCGCCCGTACAGCAGTCCATAGTGCTGATGGCGGCTCTGGTTGGAGGCAGTGTCGCAGTCCACAAAGCGATGGGGCCGCTGAACTCTAGCAGCAGCCAGCTTGCGCAAACCCTCGGATTGATTGCCGACCCAGGGCAAAGGCTCATAGGCCTCGGCTCCGGAATCGCGTCAGCGTTCCAGACATGGGGCGCAACTTTCGGCAGTGCAGAATCTCAGATAAACACGTTTGGCACCACTATCAGTCGTTCTCAAGGCGTTATGGCCGGTTTCAAAAACCTGGGAAGCGGCATAGTATCGTTGCTGGGCGGACCATGGGGCATGGCCATCACCGCCGCAGGACTCGCGTTGTTCGCTTTCGCGCAGGATCAGCAGGCCGCCACGCAACGAGTGGACGAACTCACCCAGGCGTTGCAGAGCGGACAAAGCGCCGCCGAATACTTCAACAAGGCGCTCTCCGAAAGCGATTCGTCACGCTACACGGCCGACATATTCAGCCGTTGGACCTCCGGCTACGACAATGTGCGAGAAGCACTCGACAAGATCGGCATCGCCCACAGCACCTACATCAAGGCCATACAAGGCGAGCCCGAAGCGATTCTGCGAGTCCGCGAACAGGCCGACAGCTACCGTGACTCGCTCGGCGGCATCAACCAGATGTGGGACCGCACCTCCAACGTTGCCTACGGCGTACTGAGCGAACAGCAGGAGATCTTCGAGAAATCAGCCGCAGCGGCCAAGGAGGACGCGGCCAACTCGAAGGCCGCCGCACAGGAGAAACTGGCGCAGACGCTGGCCACGTCCGGATTGGTCGACGCGCAGTCGGCGAACGCGGACGCCACGCAGGAATCAGCTGACGCCCAATCTATCCTTCAGGATGGTTTGGGAGCGACCACCGACGGCATCAACGAGCAGGCCACCGCCTTGGGCGAGGTCATTGACGCGCTCGGAACCTACTACGGTTTCGCGCTCTCCAGCTCCAACGCGCTCATCTCCATGCATGACTCGTTCGACAAGGCGACCGAAAGCGTGCAGAAGAACGGGCAGACGCTCGACCTGAACACCGAACAGGGACGAGCCAACCAGAGCGCGTTGAACGATCTCGCCGAATCCGCGTTGAAGGCGGCGGAAGCCCAGTCACGCAACGGCGAAGGACTCGAAGCGGTCAACGGCACCCTTGACCTGGCACGCGAGAAATACATCGCAGCTGCACATGCGATGGGCATGACCCCGGAAGCCGCAGAAGCCGCAGCCAACGCCGCCGGCCTGACCAAGGACAAGTTCGACCAGCTCGCCACCAGCGTCAACAGCATCCCCGGATCCAAAGCCATCGACGTGAACGCCCACACCGAACCGGCCAAGAACAGCCTGACCGACCTCGGCATGACGGTGGCGAAACTTCCTAACGGCGAAATCAAAATCGACGGCGACAACACACAGGCACTCGCCGCCATCGAGGCGGTCAACGGCGTCGAAGTGGATCCGCACACCGGTGTCATCACCATGGACAAAAGCCAGTACGACACCGCCCTCGCATTGGCGAACGGAGCGACGATCGATCCGAAGACCGGTCATCTGATGGGTGACAACAGCGACTATTGGAAGAAGATAGCCGAAGCGAACGGCTGGACCATCGACCCGCATACCGGCATGATCTACGCGGATGACGGTCAGGCCATGAGCGTCATCACCAATCTGAACAACACGCAGATCGCGGACAAGTACTTCACCATCCATGGCAGCTACGTCGATGATTCAGGCGGCACGTATTCGTCCAGTGGTTATCGTCCGGCCGGTGCGATGGGCAATATCCCCACCGGTAAGACCGGCGGCCTGTTCACCGGTTATGGGGTTTCGATGCGCGGCTACGCCGGCGGCGCCCGTGTCATCGAGGGCCTGTTGCCCGGCAAGGCGAGCATCACGGGCGGCGACAACATCACGTTGGCGAACGCGCGAGTCAAGAGCGGCGAATTCGTGTCCAATGTGAAATCCGTCGCATATTATGGCGCCGACACATACGCGGCCATGAACCGCCGGCAGATACCCAAGGAATCGTTCTCCGGCCGGGATATCGACGTGAGCGGCGTCATCGAGGAGATACGCGCCTTCCGCGAGCAGATCGGCCCAATCATCAGCGCGTATGCCCCGCAACTCGGCAAACGCGACTTACAGCGGCTCACCAAGGAGGCTTTGCGCACATGATGCACACGCTCACCTACACGTCAAACCGCGCCGGAACCGTGATTGATCTCGCCGACCCGGAGGGAATCATGTGCGGACAGATCCTGGAGCTACGCACCCGCACGTGGGAGTTCGAGCTCGGCTACCGGTCATTGCAGGCCACGCGGCCCGCGAAGACCGTCAAGGTCACCGGGCTCGTCTACGGTATCCCGGCGCTCGAAAAGGCCGAGGAACTGTTCGACGCGGACATGTACGCCTACCTCAACGATGCCGCGAAACCCGGCGTCATCACGGTGGACGGATGGTCACAGACCTGCCTCGTGGTCGGCCACGAACCTGACTACACGTCACCCCTGCTCGTGCGCGGCGATTTCACGGTCGCCTTGCTTGACGGGGTGTGGCACAAACCGGTCAGGCAGAGCTTCAGCCGGTCGACGGCCCGCTACAACAGAGGCAAGGACTATCCCTACGACTATCGCTACGATTACGCGCCGACCCGCAACGTCAGCAGCATCGACAACCAATCCGCCCTGCCCTCGCGGATGAGGCTCACCATTTACGGGCCGGTCTCTACGCCGAGCATCATCATCGGCGGCAACAAGGTGATAGCCGACGTGAGCGTCCCATCCGGCGGCTACCTCATCATCGACGGCACCGGCTCACCACGCACGGCCGTGATGGTCGCCGCCAACGGCGACATCACCAACGTGTTCGACAAAACGCATCGCGACCAGGCCTCCAACGAATACGCGTTCGCCACCCTCCCGCCGGGACTGCAGCAGGTCTCATGGGATGAATCGTTCGGGTTCGACGTGGAGTACTGGTTGGAGCAGACGGGACTGCCATGGACCTGATCTGGACCAATACCGCTCACGTGCCGCAGGGCGAACTCGTCTCCCCCGCACTCGACCTGCAGTACGGCGACGAGCAGAATGATTTCGAACTCACTCACTCCACCCCCGGACTGCTGCTCTCCGACGGCTGCTACATCGGGGCGGAAGGCACCGAGTTCGGAGGCCGCGTCGACGCGGTGCGTATCACTGTGGATGACGGGCATGCCCTGTATACGCTCACCGGCCGCACATGGCACGGTTTGCTCGCAGGCAAGATCCTCCAACCCGACCCCGGCACCGACCGGCTCACGGTCTCCGGCGACGCCAACAACATCATCCGCACGATAATCAGCCGGATCGGACTGTCCACGGTGTTCGACGTGCCCTCGGAAACGAGCGGCATCACCCTCAGCAACTATTCGTTCCGCCGGTACATTACCGCGTGGGACGGGTTGCGCATGATGCTCACCGCGCAGGGAGCCAGACTCGACCTGACCTATACCGCTGGACGCTGCCGGATTCGCGCGGTCGCCGCCGACACGTACGGCGACGCGGACAGCGACCAGCGCATCAGTTTCGAGGCGCAACGCATCTGGACCCAAGTCAACCACCTCACGGGCCTGGGCAAAGGCCAGCTGCGCAACAGGGCGCGCAGCGACTGGTATGCGGATGCGTCCGGCAACATCTCCCAGACCCAGACTCTGACCGGCGACCGGGAGATAGCTCAGATCTACGAGCTCACATCCTCCGAAGGCGCCGAATTGTCCGACCAGACCAGGGACAAGCTCAAGGACATGTGGAAACAGGGCACCGTCGATTTGACGATCCCCGAGAACCTTGGCCTGCATATCGACGACCATGTGCGCGCCTACGATGCGCTGACCGGCGTCAGCGTGGACAGCCCCATCGTGCGCATCACCGTCAAACTCGCCAACGGCACACCAACCATCCGATACGAAGCCGGCCAATACAGTTGGCCCGATGAACAAGACTAAAGGAGCATCATGCCGAAACAGCCCAACATCACCCTCTACTCCTGTGATCGGCCTTCGTGCGTCAACAAAGAATACGTGTTGCCCAACGCGACGGCCAGCCCCAACTGGCACGAGGTCACGCGCGTCGACCGCAACGGCAACCAGAGGAAAATCCTTTTTTGCGAATCCGACTACCAGCAGTACCTACAGTTGGCCGAAAATCAGGACAAGGATTATGACCTCTGGCTCAACAAGTCCCTCAACGCGGAAGGTAAGTGATCATGGCAACAAATCTGCTAGTAACCGGCTCGCACGGCGGCGACGACCCGCACGTGGAATCGAAGCATGACGCGCTCATGCACGCCGCCATGCTCGGCCGAAGCGGATACATTTTGAAAACCCGGAATTGGACGATGAAACCGACGGCGAAGGATGCGAACAACATCACCATCCCAGCATGGGACCTCGTGGTCGAGGGCCGGCAGATCTACATCGCCGCACCGACCGACGTGAACATCCAATCCGGCTCGCAAGGGCAAAAACGACGCGATCTCATCGTGGCCCGGTACGCGTTGAACTCAGGCGCCGGCGTGGAGACGGTCACCCTCGAAGCCATCAAGGGCAAGCCCAGCGCGGCCACGCCCGCGGATCCGGGCATCGAGACCGGCAGCATCATCGGCGGGGCCATCGTCTCCGACCTGCCACTCTGCCGCGTCAACCTCGACGGCATCACCATCACATCGATTGACACACTGGTCAATGTTCTCCAACCCCTAGAGGATGTGTGGGTTTCCCTAACCCAGACCGATGTAACGACCCTCATCAGTGGCAATTACGGCACCGTTAAGGGCTATAGGTCCGGGCCGATGGTGACGTTGCGCATCAACTGGAAGTCGTCGGCGCCCGGCTCGTGGAACACCGGCAATTTCGGAACCCTGCCTGAAAGCTGGCGTCCTCCAATGGATTTGAATTTCTCATTTGGCGGACGCGACGGCGCGAACCAGAAGATCATCAACGTAAACGCGAACGGAACCATGACCTACGCCAATCAGGGCGGCACGCAGGGCACGGAAGCGTTCGGCATGACCGTCTCATACGCGCTATGACCCGTGGGGTCACTGCAAGACAGTGCAACCGCCTGAGCCAGTGTCCCGAAGCTATGCGGCGGGCATCGGGTCGGCGGTCCTCCATACGCCGGTGCATCCCGCGTACGCGCTGTTCGGATTGCCAAGCATCGTGACGGTGCCATTGGCCTCGCCGTAACAGATGAATGTCGTTTCACCACCGAAAACGGCCACGGGCGTATTGACGATGACGGGTCGATACCCTTCGGGGAGCTTCTCCTGAGCCTTCGTGTAATTGTTCTGCCCGCTACTGTTGAATTTTACGTTGCCACCCATGAAACAGATATCACCGATGCGCGTAAGCAAAATGCTGTCGCTGCTGTAAGG